GGAGCCTTACCGTTCTTGTCCAATCCGCTCTTTTTAAGGTAGAGCAACACCTTGAATTTTTCAACTTTCATCTGCTTACTTTTTTAGTTTGCAAAAATAATCAATCAGTAAGCATTCTCTGTCATTGAAAGTTGTGCAGAACGGTGCAACAAACACTGGTGATAAACTATTTGTTTTTCACCTCGTTAGCAGTGTTGGTTTCGGTAACTGACCGCTAACGGTTTGGTAACTGAAATAACTCAACATCCTGCTCGGCTTTGCTTTGCAGCCAATTGGCAGAATTATGAAATGTTACTCATTCTCAACCACTTGCAGTTCATTCCTCTCATATTCACTTTCCGTTGCTTTTGCTTAAATTGTGCATTGTCTGCGACATACCTTCGCAACTCAGATGATAGAGAAAGGCGTAGACGTAAAAACTGTTTCTTCCATCCTCGGCCATGCCGGGGTTGAGATAACAATGGACACGTACTGCCATCCGTCTGATGAAGTGAAACGTGCAGGAATACAAAAGGCATTCAAGGGAATACTGAAATGGTAAAACAATAAAGAAAAGACATGATAAGAAAGGGATGTATCTACATTGAAGAACAGCGCAATCTCGGCAAGGGCAGAGAACAGAACGGACGCGGAACAAGCGGACGATTGGTTCGTGGCGTCGGTTTTGTCGGTCAGACAAGACGCAGATGGGTGTGCGAGTTCAGTTATCACAGAAAGCGTATACGATTCCGGTCTACCTGTTTCGGAAACGTGGTCGCATGGCGACTCATGATGCAGCATAGACTTAGCGATTAAACAAATAAAAAAATCAAAATCAACAAGGACATAAAAGAAAGGAGCAAACGATGGCAACAATATATAAAGACGTCGAAGTAAGTATCGACACGGATGAGATATGGGAAGAAGTGCTTGACGAACTGTCTACGGAGGAAATCGAGGAATATCTGGAAGAACGACGTGTGAGAAAAAAAAACTCCAGTCGTCTGCACATTAGATGATGCGGAGAGTGGCTTGCTTGACATAGCCCAATTAAGGCTTTCCCCTAACCTGCTGTGCTGCAAGGACAGTGTCAAGAGAACCATCAACGAGATAATGGATGAATTGTGGTCGTAATGGCAAAAACATCTTACAACCCTATCATGGTCGAGGGCTGGCTACGAGATATACTAATGGATTTGGAGGATTGATATATGATTGACGATATAAGCAAGGATGAACTGCTTCGTAAGTTGGCAAGCATGGATATTAAGATTGACTTACGCCGACTGCAAGAGTACTCTGCCTATCTGCAAGGTGCACGCAAAGCGGTAATGTTAATGCAAAAGCAATTTCCTGAGCTTTCTAAAGGCAAAGATGCTGTGTACAACAAGGCAGCATTAAGTCTAATCACCGACTCCCTGCGCAATACCGACCTGTGGCTGTCGGAAGTATACGAGATGCGCTTTCGCAATCATAAACGCAACAAGAAAGGCAAACTATTGTCATGTGAGGCTTATTTCAGCACTATCGTATCGTATATTCAAGAAGTAAAATAATAAACCCAAATCGGTCATTAGAAAATTCCACTTTCATTTTGTCTTGAAATAGGACAAAAAAATACACATTATATTAGTATACAGATGCTATTACGATGGTACAATCTACTATGAAATATGCATCCCCTACGAGGGTAACGAACATCTTGTAGGCACAATAGACAATTCTGAATAAAACTAAAGTTATGGAAAATAACGTTGATAATGTTGTGGCTCTTGCAGACGTCTGTGAGGTGTTGCAGGGCAAGAACGTTGACAAGAAGAAGACCAACGACCGTGGAGAAGGGCTGCCTATCGTGGTAGGCGCGTCCGACCTTATACAAGGACGGTTCGTTCCTAAACGATGGTGCAGTGAGAAGCTTAATTATCCGGTCTTCTCAGAAGAGGGTGACATAATAATCTCTGTAGTAGGTACGCTCGGCAAGATAGGGATAAATACTGACGGTCCGGCGATACTGTCAAAGCATGTTTGCGCCTTACGTCCCAAGTCGGGCGTGTCTCGCCAATATCTTATGGCAGTGGTGTCACGTCTATTGCTTGACGCAATACCTGATACTACGGACGAGGTGGTGCTCGGCTTTCAGAGTAAAGTGGATGTCGATGTATTGAAGACCATACGGTTCACGCTGCCCGAACTACTTGTTCAGGAGTGGCTGGTGTCGCGTCTTACGTCTATAGCCACTATGATACTCGCCTGTAAGGGCAAGAAAGAAGATTTTCTATCGTGTGGCGGCATTGTTTCTGTGATAGAGCAGGAGCGAAAAGACCAACGGGCACACATGCGCAAGCTGTCCGAGAAGCTAAGCGAGATCGCCGGCATGCTTGAAAATCTTCCTAAAGACAGCGAGACACTCCAGATGATAGCGGATTATCGCGGCATGTATTCAAGGCTTTTAAAAATTCAATAAAATATAAATTCATGAAAATTGACAATTCTGTAGTGGAAGTGTTGAAGACTTCCGAAATTGACGACTGTCTTCTGCGTCTGCCAGGACAGTTAGACCGTAAGCTTTACGGACGTGTAAGCAAAGTGTTGAAAATGATCGGCGGCAAGTGGTCGAGCTCCAAGAAGGCGTTTGTGTTCAAGGAGGATGTAGGCGACGTCATTACGTCCATCGCTGACACCGGCGAGTACGTTTCAGACCGTCAGGCATTTCAATTCTTCCCCACTCCCAAAGCTCTCGCCCATGAAATCGTGAAGATAGCTGACATACGTGACGGGGAACGTACGCTTGAACCGTCGGCGGGAATGGGCGATATTGCACGCTTCATGCCCTCGCCTGACTGCATAGAACTCGATCCGAGGAACCGGGCTGTACTTGAAAAGGCGGGATTCCGTATCGTTGGTGATGATTTTATGGAATTCGAGCCGTCAGAACCTTACGACGTAATAGTTATGAATCCTCCGTTCTGTAAGAAGCAGGATGCGCGTCATATACTTAAAGCCATATCTATAGCAAGACGCAAGGTAGTCGCTATAGCTTCGGCTGCTGTCCTATGGCGTAACGACGGCCCGTATGAAGAATTACGTAATGTCGTAGGGCAATACGGAGGGTATATGCGTGAGCTGCCCGACAAATCATTAAGGAATCAGGGACGATGGTAAAGACAGCTCTTGTCGTAGTTGAAAAGGGTTATGACAAACAAGAAGAAAGAAATGAAAATTAATTTAACAATCGAACAAGCCGACAACGGAATGATTGTCAGGACTGACGAGTACGTATCGGTAATAGAAAACACCCATTCCGCAGAAGAAGGAAGAAAAGACCACCTTGTCCATGAACTCGGACGTATATTCTTCCAGCATGTCAATTTCTTCATGAACGAAGAAATAACAAACAATGTTGAAGTGGAGATAGAGATAAATAAGACCAAATAATATATGAAGAAGATAATGTTCAACGACCGCTACGGTCTCACCCAAGCCGTCCTCGAAGGACGAAAGACGCAGACGAGAAGAATCGCTTATACCGCAGGAAGATTGGAAGGGCTTACAGTTAGGCAGGATTTAGAAGGAGTAAACAAAGACAGAGCGTGTCTGTTTGATGGAGGCATCCTTCTCGCCAAATCCGCTTACAAGCTCGGCGAAACCATAGCCATCGCCCAGAAATACGATGACCTGATAAAGGACGATGAATTTTACCGTCTTTGTGGCATTCACGGAATGCCCTTGGAATGCATCAAATACGAGAAAGGATGCACCAACAAGATGTTCGTCCGTGCTGACCTTATGCCACATCACATCCGCATCACCCGCATCCGCGTCGAACGTCTGCAAGATATCAGTGACGAGGATTGTATAGAAGAAGGAATTTGGACACGAAGCGGAAGATGGTATTGTTATGACATTATAAAACGTGGAATGGAATTCTTCGACCCTTATCCCGACCCGTGTGAAGCCTATTCTGTTCTCATCGACCGCATCTCAGGCAAAGGCACATGGGATTCCAACCCCTACGTCTTCGTCTACGACTTCGAACTATGTAGAATAGAACAATATGGATAGAACAAAGTACATGATAATAGACTGTAAACGCCGTCCACCTAAACGTGATTGCACCGTCCTTCTCTGCAAGGATAGGGCGACTGACAAGTTTTGCTTTGTCAATACAAGCTGCAAGTCGAAAACTCGCAAAAGTATTCATCGACAATGTATACAGTGTAGAAAACAGAAATATAAAATAGAATAATCATGACAAAGCAAGAATTTGAAAACCGCATGAGTGCGCTTAACGCAAAGCGAACAGCTATCACGCAGGAAATGGTACAATTGCAGAACGAATACATTTCCAGCTATCCAGTAAAGCCAGGCGACAAGTGTGTAGACGAGCAAGGCAAGATATGTTGGGTTATAGACATGAGATTCTGGGAAGCATCATCAACATGGATGCGTATACTTGTGAATCCAGCCAAGAAGGACGGCACACGTTCAAAACGCGAGGAATACGCCTATGGGGAAGTTACTAAAGTATAACACATGTTCAAGCAGATTATACTATACAAAGCCGTATGTGATGGGTGCGGAGAGCATTTTGAGAATAGCGGCTGTGAGACCCATCCGCCTTATTTCACACAAGAGGAAGTACAATCATTCGGTCAAAACGATACACTTGCAGGTTCATGGGAATTTGCTAATGGGAAGCTCTATTGTCCTGACTGCTATGAAAGAGAAGTGATAGATAAAGGCATTGACATTTAAATTTATAAAAAGTACAACAAACAACTATGACAAGAAAAGAAACCAAACAATGCATCGCCGTCATGCAAGCATACGCAGACGGCAAACAGTTAGAGCTTTTTGATAAATATAAAAATGAATGGGTTGATGTCGTAGATCCGACATGGAACTGGTACGAAAGCGAATACCGCATCAAGCCCACCCTTTCCTACCGTCCCTTCCATAACGTCGAAGAATGCTGGCAGGAAATGCTCAAGCACCAACCTTTCGGCATCATGAGCAGCAAGAACAGAAAGGATTACATGTCTTTTATGTCTCTCAACGACGAAGGCTGCGACTTCTGCGGCTACGAAGGCGAAAACTTCGAGGCTGCCTTCGACGACATCCAATTCGCCGACGGCACACCCTTCGGAGTCAAAGCGGAACAATAAAATAAACATTTGTTGAAAAATAATCGCTCACTTCCTTATATAATCAACAAAAGTTTATTATTTTTGTATGTAAAATACAGCATACAATGACAGAGATAAAAGACAGAATCAAAGATCTTGCCGAACGTAACCGCAAGGCGACAACAGAGGAAGAGCGTGCTGCTGTAGCGGCAGAAATGCAGTCTCTAAGGGATGAGAACGAGAAAGAGTTTACTGAAGCTCTTGAATCGCTCATCGGGACGACATCCAAGGAAGCGGAAGAACTGCGTATGGCAGAACGTCTCGGCGAGATTACGGACATGGTTTCGATGGCGTACATAGCGAAGACATACTTCAAGAAGTCGCGCTCATGGCTTGCGCACAAGCTCAACGGCAATACGGTCAACGGGAAGCCTGCCAAGTTCTCCGACGAGGAACTTGAGACCCTGCGTTTTGCTCTCAATGACATTTCAGACAAGCTAAGCTCAATGAGCAAGGCATTGTGATTTGTATTTTGTTTTTTCACACAACAGCCTCCGGTGTATCGAACATTGGAGGCTTTTTCGTTTCTGAAGCCCCTGATTTTGGGGATAACAATGTGATAACAATGTTATTTTGACAAGGCTTTAAAATATCATTGTTATGGCTTTGGAGTAATGCGGAATTTCGCTAAATTTGCGTCAGACAAAACGACTTCTTTTTTAGGTCATAACGATATACTTTACAACTCCGGCGAACCTGAACAGAAATTCTTTCTTCCTCCTCTGGGACGGTGAGCCGGCTTTTTCTTTTTTAAGACATGAGTCACAAGTGGTGGCAAAATATCAGGAAACTTTTCAAGCGCGACTCTGAAAGCCTGTCTTCCAGCAGCCGCAGAAGACTCGCTACCTCCGGTGACGGAAACATCCTTTTTTCTCCTTATGGTGACGGTTCGGCAATGGCGGTTGCTACTGTCTATCGCTGCGTGAAGCTTCTCGGCGATTCCGTCGCAAGTCTGCGTCTTCAGTACATGCGGCGCAAGAACGGACGCTACACTGAATACACGCAGAGCAATCTCCATTATCTTCTTACAGTGCAACCGCAGCCGGAGATGTCAGCCGTGGCGTTCTGGTCGATGGCTGTGCAGATGATGCTTGTCCTCGGCAATGCCTATATATATCCACGTCGGATAATGGGAGAGATAACGGACCTTGTGCTCTGCGTCCCGCATACGGTGTCGCATGATGCCATTAACGGCAAATACCATATCACTGACAGCTACAACGGCGTGTACGGAACCTTCGACGAGGAAGACATCATACATCTTTATCTCCATACCAGCGATGGACGCAGGGGAGAAAGCGTACTCTCGTATGCCGCGCGTACGATGCAGATAGCAGCGTCCGGCGAAAGGGAGACCGGCTACCGTTTCCAGAATGGAGGAAACGTGCACGGTATCGTATCGAATGATAATACCGTGACAGGATTCGGCAATGTTCAGGACGACCAGCTTGACAACGCTGCAGAGTCGATGGACGTGAGGTTCCAGTCGGGCGAGAGAATAGTCTCCGTCCCCGGCAACGTCGAGTTCAAGCAGATTTCGCTCTCGTCCACCGACATGCAGTTCCTTGAGACGAGAAAATTCACGGTGCGAGAGATATGCCGCTTCTTCGGTGTTCATCCGTCGTTCGTGTTTGACGACACAAGCAATAACTACAAAAGCGCAGAAATGTCAAACGTGGCGTTTCTGAGCAATACCCTTAATCCGATACTCCGACGTATAGAAAGCGAGCTGGAGCGCAAGCTTATCTCAAGAGCGAACTGCTGTCAGGAGAAATTCGTGTTCGACCGCCGCGGAATATACGCAATGGACCTTCAGGCGCTCGCCGACTACCAGAAGAAGACCATCGAAAGCGGCATCTACACCATCAACGACTGGCGACGCATCGAGAACCAGCCTGAGGTGGAAGGTGGCGACACCGTGTACGTGTCGGCGAATATCAAGCCTCTGGGTTATCAGGATAATGCTGTGTCAGGAGGAGAACAATCAATGCAATAAAAGTATGATAAAGGAAAGAACAATATCAGTAATGTCCGGACTCCATCTGCGTGAAGCGACGGAGGAAGGAAAGGAAAGCCGCACGATCTAGGGTTACGCCCTGAAGTTCGGTGTACGGTCGAAGCTGCTCTGCGAATGGTGGAGAAGCTATTATGAAGTGCTCGAGCCGGGCTGCATCACCATGGACACGCTGAACAAGCAGGACATACGTCTCACCATGTTCCATGACCAGAAGATCATCCTCGGAAGAAGCAAGAACGGCAGCGGCACGCTGAACTACGAGGTTGACGAGGTGGGCGTGAAGTTCTGGGCTGAAATGCCCCGTACGGCTGACGGCGACAAGGCTCTGGAGCTGGTGCAGCGCGGTGACATCGACGGATGTTCCTTCATCTATTCAACCGATGAGGCTGACTCAGAGAATGCGGTAAGCTATGAACGCACGAAAGAGAAGGACAGCGACGGCGATGACATCCTTATCCGTCACGTGAAGCGAATTGACAACGTGTACGACTTCACCATAACTCCCAATCCTGCCTTCGAACAGACCGACGTCACACGTCGCGAAGTGGAAAGGACAGGGGTGTCGCTTGAGGATGTGCATCCGGTGGATGTGGAGAAGAAGAGCCGGGAACTGAAGGAGCTCCGAGAGGTAATAGACCGCAGGATCGACTGAGCGTACCCGTAAATGGAATCATTTTGTTTAATTTTAATTTAAAGTTTTGTTTTTATGAGTAAGGTAAAATTCAACTTCCGCGAAGCCTACGAGCGTATTGACGCTATCAAGGCTCGTCTCAAGGAGATGGCTGAAGGTCTTGAGAAAGACAAGGCCCGCAGTGAGCTCACCGAAGCGGAGAAGGGAGAAAAGAAGGCTCTCTATCGAGAAATGGACATCCTTGAGATGAAGATCAAGGCCAACACCGAGAGCATCGTGGTCATGAAGCGTGAGGACGCAGAGGAAGCGAACCGTCAGATGAGAGAGTTTATTTCCCAGAACAAGCGCTTCGAGCTGAAGATCAGCCGTGCCGTCGCAAGCGACTTCGGCGGCAACACTTCCGGCTACCTCAATCCGGACGCATCGACAAATCCCGGCCCTGTAACCATGGGCGACATCGTGGAGCCTCTTTACGGCAATCTTATTCTGTCCGCCATCGGTTCTCCTTTGCTTACCGGTCTTAAGGGTAACTATCAGTGGCCAGTAGTGGAGGCATTCGAGGCAACCATCAATGACGAGGGCGCCAAGCTTGGCGACACCAAGATTCCCCTCAGTAAGCTCATCGCGAAACCGGAGCGTATCGGCGTGGCGGTTCCTATCACACGCGAGGCTCTCAATGAGACTGCGGATCTTCTTCAGACCGTAGCCACACAGTATATGCCTGTTGCCGTCGCAGCGCTCATGAACAAGATCATGTTTTCGAAGACAAAGGTATCGAACGCCACCAATCTCGTGGGTCCGTTCGTCAATCTCAAGGCAGCAAACAAGATGGAGTATACAGGCGAGGTTCCGACATACAAGGAACTTCTCAATCTCAAGGGTCTCGTCCTCGGTTCCGGCATCATGCCCGAGGGTCTGTGCTACGTCATGACCGAGACGGAGAAGGCTCTGCTTGAGGGTTCTCCGAAGTGGGAAGGTTCGAACCAGGCTATCGTGGATGACAACGGCAAGATTGCAGGCGTGCCCGTCTTCTGTTCTCCTTACGTGGCAGAGGGGGATGTTCAGTTCGGTTCGTTCAAGTATGCCCCGCAGGGTATCTTCGGCGAAATGACAATCATCGTGGACCCTTATACTCTCGCCCGCAAGAACTCCATCGACTTCGTGATAAACCTCGACTACGCTCTGACCGTACTGCGTCAGGAGGCGTTCGCGCAGCTCAGCAAGCACGCAGGTTAACCAGGTAAAGACAAAAGGCTGTCATGGCAACAATACCGTTAAGTCTGCTCAAGAAGCATGTCCGCGCCGATGATTTCGACACCGACGACGAGAAGCTGCAGCTCTATCTCGATGCAGCCGAAGAACAGGTGGTTCTGGCAACGAACCGGACCGCCGACGAGCTTATAAAGATGGGCGATGGAGCCCTTCCTCCGTCCATCGTGCAGGCGGTTATGCTGATGGCCGGCTCGTGGTACGACAACGCGGAAGGAACGCAAGGCGTGCAGCAGCACGAAGTTCCCTTCGGCGTGTCGGCACTGGTGAAACCGTTTGTCAGGATACGCCGTTATAAGGAAGGAGACGAGGAATGAAGGCAGGCAGACTCAAATATAAGCTCATAGTGAGACGCCCTGTAGTGACGGCGAACCGCTTCGGCGGGAAATCGACGGTATGGGAGCGCTGCGCTACGGTCTGGGCGGAACGCCGGAAACTGACCGGCTCACGGTCTGACGAGGTAGGCGAAGCCTTTGCCGACTATCGGACAGAGTGGAACGTGCGGGACGCCCATCATATTAAAGAAGGCTGGCGTGTGGAACACATGGGCGGGCATCTTTACACCGTCGTCTCCGTCATTCCGAACATTGACAGAGGTTTCAATACCTTGGTCTGTGAGAGAATAAACGAATAAATATATTAAAGCATGAATCATGGCAAACAACAGAGTCACAGACATAAAGAATCCGTTCAAGGAAGTCTTCGAGGCGCTTGATCTGAAAGAGCAGCGCAAGGCGATGAAGGGTGCCATGAGACGTGAGGGAAACCGAGTGAAGAGAGCTGCCATAGCCAACCTTTCGTCGTCTCCGGGCGGCAAGGGAGGCAGACCTCTCGGAGCCGGAACCCGTCAGAAGGTGTCGCGCGGCATTTACGTCCGTACCTATCCGGAACGCTACGGAACGGGATTCATGGTGAGCGTGAAGCCGCACGGAAGAATCAGAGGCGTCCATCAGAACCGTCAGGGATATCTCAAGCCGGTGCTCATGTGGGCGGAAGACGGCACGAGGAGCCGTAACGTAGGCCGCAGGAAGAAGTCGTTCTTCAGCAGCAGCCGATGGAGCGGAGCCAAGGTGCGCAACTACAAGCGCAGCGGTCATTCCACCGGCTATATGCGCGGTTACCACTTCCTTGAGAAGACCGAGCGCGAGACGGCTGACGGCGTGGAGAACCGCATCTTCGACGATTTCAGAAAGAACATTGACAAGGCAGCCCGCAAACGCGGCCTGTTGGATTAAGAGAACAAGGAAAATGGAAAAGGAAAGGAGTTCGCTAAGTGCAGGCATCGTCATTCGTGATGTCCTGCTGGACAATGAAAAGGTGAAGGAAATCACATGTAATATCATTCCTGTATTTTCTCCTACCGAGAATCTGATATTGCCCTACGTGACATACAGACGTCTGAGGCTTGACGGCAGAACGGCAAAGACAGACCCGCGCAGAGCGGAAAGCGTGGAGATGGAAGTGGCGTGCTACGCATCTGGTTATTCCGAAAGCGTTGACCTTGCTGAGGCTGTGCGAGTCTCTCTCGATCACAAGACGATGTCGTCCGATGGTCTTAATCTCCGCAGCTGTACACTTGTTGACAGCAGTGAGACGTACGAAGGGGACGCTTTCGTCCAGGTTCTTGTCTTTGATGTCAGAGTATAAACAAATTTAACACATAACAATATGGCAGAAGTAAACGATTATGTAAACGGCAGCGACCTGCTGCTGAAGGTAGGCGGCAAAGCCGTCGGTCATTGTACCTCGCATACGCTGACCTTCAACACCGAGACCAAAGACCGCGCCGTCAAGCCGGCGGCAAGCGAGAAGAAGTCGAAGGGAATGTGGAAGGGCAAGGGGGTCACCGGCCTTAGTATGTCCATCAATTTCGAGGGCCTTGTGTTTTACGGCGAGACCGAAAACGGCTACGACGAGATTGCTCCGCTTTGGGGCAAGGGTGCAAGTGTGGAAGTGGAGGCTTTCAAGCGAGAGAACGACACGAAACCTTACGTCAAGGGAAACTTTGTCATCGCGTCTCTGGAACAGCAGGCTCCAGCGCAGGATGACTCTACCTACAGCGGATCTCTTGAGAACGACGGAGAACCCGAGATTTATCCGGGCAAGGCAACAACGGCAGAAAGCGTATAACAGATATGGCAAAGCTTACAATAAAAGTCAACGGCGAGGAATACCCTTGTCGTCAGACCATGGGCGCAATGCTGCGCTTCAAGGAAGAAACCGGAAAGGAAGCCACCGAGATTGACGGTAGTCTTTCCGACATGTGCGCATATCTGTTCTGCTGCGTAAAATCGGCATGCAAGAGAGAAGGCAAGGAGTTCGACATGTCGCTTATGGAATTTGCGGACAGTCTGACTCCGGAGGACATCACGGAATGGACGGAATCCATAAACGGCAACACAGAAGACCAGGAAGATGCTGGCGCTGAAAAAAAAAGTTAGGCATCCTTGAACTGTTGGGTATAGCCGTTGGAGACATCGGCTTGCCCTACAGCGATTTCTGCATCCTTACACCTGAGGAGTTCAGTCATATATACAAGGCGTACAGCGAGGAGCGGACGGCGCAGTATCAAGACGGTTGGGAGCGTATGCGTATGCTTGCGACAATCACCATACAGCCGTACGCGAAGAAAGGACTAACACCCCACGGACTTCTACCCTTTCCATGGGAGAAGAAAAAGCCGGAGTACACGAAAGTATCCCCGGCTGTATCTAAGGAAGATGCGTTAAAGCGTTTTGAGAAAGTGTTGGAGAAGACGGGAAGGAATCAGTAACAGCCATCTGGATAGTCAAAGTAGCCTTCGTTTGGGTCTATATCCGTGGATTTCATCCAAGCGAAGAAGAATACGGCGAAACTGATGCTACAGAATAGTAACGATGATATTTCCAATCCTACGACCATGGCATAGATGATGGAGGCAATGAGGGACAATAACGCCCATGCGGCAATTGTTGACCAGCGTTCACGTCTTTTGTCGTATTTCGTTGGTTCATCCTCACCGATAATTTCAAAACTGATTTCGGCTTTGATTCCCTTTGGATGTTTTGTTACTTCATTCGTTTTCATTGTGTTGTACCGTTTGATTTCTATCGCAAAGATAGAAAAAATATCGGTTACTTAGTTTCTTATACATTAAAAATATGGCAAAAGAAATAAAGTTTAACATTAAACTGAACATTGACGGCAAAGAACAGTTGGTTGCAGCTACATCGACTGTGGAAAACTTGCGCGGTGTCGTCAACGCCGCCAAATCGGACATACAGAAAGCCAACGCCGTTTTTGTGAACTTCAACCAACAGGTTATGAAGTTTCAAAACATCAATGGCGCAGTGCAGCAGCTTGCTTCAACGCTTAACAGTGTTACGGAAGATAGCCGTAGTTTCGGCGCTGCCATGAATGAAGCTAATACAATGGCAGGAAAAAGCGGCGACGATTTTTCCAATCTCAAGGAACAGGTGGCCGACTTGGCAAAAACAGTACCTGTAGCGCGTGACAAACTTGCGAATGGTCTGTATCAAGTCATAAGCAATAGCGTCCCTGAGGACAATTGGCTGTCATTCCTCAACACGTCAGCCAGATCTTCGGTTGGCGGTATAGCTGATCTTGGAGAGGTAGTGAAGGTTACGTCAACGGTAATCAAGAACTACGGACTCGAATGGGATGCAGCCGGAGATATTCAGGATAAAATACAGCTCACGGCAAAAAACGGCGTAACATCATTCGAACAGCTTGCCGGAGCTCTGCCACGAGTGACTGGCAACGCTGCTACGTTGGGTGTAAGTATAGACGAGCTTTTGGCAAGCTTCGCCACGCTCACTGGTGTAAGTGGAGATACGAACGAGGTGGCGACGCAGATGGCTGCGATTTTTACCGCTTTGGTAAAACCGTCAAGCGAAGCATGCAAGATGGCGCAGCAGATGGGTATTGAGTTTGATGCGGCAGCTATCAAGGCGGCAGGAGGTTTCAGCAATTTTCTTACCGACCTCGACAAGAACGTCAAATCCTTTGCGCAGAGCAGCGGCATGCTTGAGCAAGAGATTTACGGAAAGCTGTTTGGAAGTGCCGAGAGTCTGAGGGCGTTAGGGCGGCTTACTGGACAGCTCGCACCCAAATTCAAGGAAAACGTCGGTCTTATGAAGGACAGCGCCGGTACGATGGACGAGTCGTTTAACGCTGTAGGCAAGAGCGGTTCTGCAACCTTGCAAATTCTCAAAAACAAGTTTGCAGAAGTTACGGATGTCATATCATCAGCTTTAGGAGGCATCATGCCGTATCTCGATATCACCTCGCAGGTCGGCAGTTCGATTGTTTCGTTGCTCACTTTAAATCAGGCGATAATGACATTTTGTGGCGTCAATGTATTGGCAAAGATACGTGTACTTGCCACTAATGCAGCCTTGATTGTATCAAGATCCACAATGATAGGCACAGCAGCCGTAACAAGAGTGCTGCAAGCTGCGTTTACGGGTGCAGCTGTCGGAGCCACTACGCTGAAAGTGGCTATCAAGTCTCTACTTATATCCACCGGTGTAGGTATTGCCATCTGGGCACTGACGGAAGCCATATCTTATCTTGCGACATCTTCAGACAAGGCGGCAAACAGTGTAGGTGGCTTGTCAGCTGAGGAAGAAAAGGCAAAGGCGTTGCGTCAGCAGGAGATACAGCAAAGGGCGGAGATTGTATCCGCTATTAATACGGATATAGCCAAGCTGAAAGAATTTAAGGGCGGCAAGGAAGCAGAAAGAAAAATCGTCGCTTCCATGAACAACACCTACGGCGAGACTTTGGGATATTATTCTACTGTCGCACAATGGTACACAGCTCTTACAGCCAACAGTAAGGCTTATTGCAATCAGATGATCAACGAAGTCAAGATACGCAAACTCGCCAATGAAATTGCAGATCTTGATGAAGAAGAGAAGGGTGTGCTGTATGATGGCAATGGAAAGAAGAGAAAGTACAGCACAAAAAGAAAAGTACACACAGAAAAGACAACTTTTTCTTCAGGAGTAAATGGGGGGAAGGTTACTCTTTATACGCAGGTAGAAGAAGTGGGTTCCAGCGATCTTGACAAAGCTACCGCTACAGTAAAGTCAATTCGTAACAAAAAACAGACAAAGAAAAACGAGCTAGAACGCTTAGTAAGAGCAAACAACGCCATCTCGTACAAACAGACTGCCGGATACAGTGCGGCTCCTCCGCAGACAGGAACTTCTTCCATCAACCCCAAGAACGGAACTGTAGGCGCAAAAAACGGGAATGTCACTCCTCCACCCGCAGAAGGTTCGATTGACTGGTACGACAACAAGCTTTCCGAAATACGCAAGAAAATCTCTGCTTCTACCGATGAGGCTGCTGCAAAGTCACTCCAGGAAGAATACGACAGGATAGACGCCCTGCTGAAGGAGAAGAAACTCCGTATCGGAATAGAGAAGCAGGAACAGCCGAAAGACGTGGAAGAAAAAAAGGTTGGGGACTCGTATTTCAACGAAACCGACTATCGAAGCAGAGAACCGGAATACATACGTAAGGTTTACGAGTCTGCCCAAAATAAGGCAAACCGTATACAGACGGATCTTGAGATAGGTCTTATAGATAAAGGTGAAGCCCAGCGTCAGATTGATGCGCTGAACGAACAGATATCCGGATTGAACGGCAGTCTTAAGCCCCTGAAGCTGGATGTCGATGTAGACAAGAAAGGATTCGACAAGGTGTTCGGCGATATCAAAAGCGGATGGGGAAGCATACAGGGTGTAGGCAATGGTATTCAGGGAATAAGCGATGCCTTGGAAGGTGACGGAAACGCATGGCAGAAAATAACCGGTCTGATAAACGGATTTATCTCAACGGCGGAAGGCGTACAGGGAATTGTGAAGCTGTATCAGATGCTTACTGCTGCAACAACGGCACATACCGCTGCATCGACAACGGATGCTGCGGCAACGGCTGGAGAGGCCGCGGCATCGACCGCCAATACTGCTGCAAAGAGCGGAGAAGCTATAGCCAACGCCACTGCCAGCGGCGCGAAACTGCCATTCCCGGCAAACCTTATCGCTATTGCTGCAGGTGTGGCAGCTGTTGTAGCGGCGCTTGCAGCCGTTTCCGGTTTCGCTACCGGTGGTGTCATCGGCGGCTCTTCAACTTCCGGTGACAGAAAGTTCGCACGAGTCAATTCCGGGGAAATGATTCTCAACAAGTGGCAGCAGGCCCGCCTGTTCCAGATTGTCAACACTCCGCATTTTGTACCGCCTACGTTTACGGCACCTACACAGCAGAGGGTGGACATTCCCCGTATGGCAGAACTTGCGCCCAACATTCTTGATGTTAAAGTAACGCTGGAAGGCAGGACGCGCGGCACTGATATAGTACATACAGCCGAAAATGTCCGCAAGATAGCCTCTAAATCCGGACGAAGGTCCAGACTTGTATAATCACGCTAAACATTACAATATGTATATACACGGAGAATTTGCCAGTACGTCAGGCAATATTATAAAGGTGGAAATACTCACCAGAGGAGACCGTTCCATCGTCAGGGAGATTGGCGTGGAAGAAGACGGCATTCTCTGGCAGGACGACCCGGTGGAGATAAACAACGAGATGAACGACACCTTCGATCATCTGTTACGTCATAGTGCGACTATACATATATCGTGTTCATCTTTCATCAGCGACTTCTACAATACAACTTGCCGTGACGCTGTCGTCAATATACGCCGTAACGGGAAGATGGTGTTCGCGGGATTCATCGAGCCTTTGGCGTTTTCGCAAGGATTCTGCGAAGTATGGGACGACGTGGACCTCCACTGTATAGACGCCATATCAGCCTTGCAATACTCAAACTATCTCAATATAGGACAGGGCGGTGATACATACGACACAGCAATAGGAAAGGCAGGAATGCGATCGATGTTTGACGTTCTGAACGATACCATAGGCAAGACAGCTGCCACACTGGATATCAGCGGGGACGGATATTCCCTGCTGTACGACGGAAGCAAATACAATGATAAAGGCAACAGATGGAATGTCTTTTCGGAGATAATGGTGTCAGAACTCCTCTTTCTCGGTGACAGTGAAGACGACATCTGGACGGAAGACTCTGTTGTGGAAGAGATAATGAGATATCTTGACCTGCATATCATGCAAGAAGGCACTACGTTCCGGATTTACGCGTGGGAGACTGCGAAGGGAAATGACGGAATAGAATGGAGGGACATCCGGAGTCCGAGAGAGACGAAGGAATCAACGACGCGTAACGTTACAGACATTACTTTGGACATCGCTGATGACGATAAGACCGAGATTGAAATTGACGAATCCTTCAATAAGCTTGTTCTTAAATGCGATACCAAAACAATGGATTCCATCATAGAATCCCCTCTCGATGAAAGCAGTCTGTCTTCGCCTTTCTCCGGGAAGCAGCTGTATCTTACGGAATATTCATCCGACGGTGAAGGAATGAAGGCGTTCGCCGCCTTCTACGAAATGATACACGAAGGGACAACGGACTACAATGCGGCAAGCATAACGGACTGGTACGTGTGGGTGATGAAGCATCCTCAGTGGACATTCCGACCTCAGGTGGTCTCCACTACAGACGGCGGTGTGTTTTCTCCATATTCCGGAGAAAACAAGAGACAGAATGCCCTACCCGACCATCTCGGCATGTACCCTGGCTCTGCAATCATCAAGATGGGAAAGATAGTGACAAAGGCAAAGACGAATGACAACTCTCCTACTTCGAAGGTGGATATGAGCAGCTGTATGGTTATATCAATACATGGTAACCTCAATGACAACAAAGACATAACCTATCCGAATGAAGACGTTATAAAGTCATGGATTCCATGCGCGGTCTACACTGGCAATAAGGCGGGCGGGGTCTTTTCGTCAGCGGATGAGTCCGTAACGAATTACATCGTTATCTCCGGAAACATCGTCCTGGCTCCTGTCATGAAGGTTACGGGCGAATACAAACTGCTGCATGATAAGGAAGAATGGAATAATGAATTCTCCGCATGGTGGCATAAGACCGTACCTTCACGTACTAACAAGGATGGCAGATACTACACCCGCAAGTACTGGAAGACAGAAAGACCGAATGATGAACCTCAGTGGAACGAAAGCTACGCTTCCGGTCTGGTGCCTTTTACCAACGAAGGGCCTCAGAACTATAAGTTCAACTATTGTACCATCAAGGACTCGTCGGACAAAATCTCCAAAGTGGCCATTCTTGCCTGTATGCTTGTCATCGGCGACAAGTGTGTCGTTGAAAAGCAAATCGGAGAAACGTTCTTTCCTGAGGACGTACCGGGAACCGGAGAAGGGAAAATAACAGACTACGCATGGAGGCCGTATAAAAAGCGTGTAGAATGCGCGAATGATGACGAGTATTACTCCCAGTCTTTCACCATCGGATTCAACCCCAAAATCGGCGACTACATCATAGGACAGGAATACGATATACAGAACAACATCAGTTATCGGATGAACATAGACGCCGAAGGTACGGCTATACCCATCAAGAGTTCTGACAAACTGAGCGGTGCTGTAAAGTTTGAAATATTAGGTCCGGTTAATGAAGTGTGGAACGATGTTACCCGCCGTCACAAAACATGGTTCAAACGTGAGAAATGGAAGGAGAAGGACGTTTCTCTTCTTGCTCACACAGATAACATTATACTCAAGAATTTCGAAGTAAAGCTTTATAGTGACAGCGGAGGTTATGAAAGCAACAATGACGATAACGATATTATCTACATGAGTGACACTGCCGAAGGGTTCAGCAACGTCAAGGACGATCTCGAATTCAAATTGACAAGCGACCTGACTTCTGAAGAAAGACAGCTGTTGGGAGTGTCAAGCGGCATATATCTTTCTACTCCTCTTCTTGCTTCCTCCGGCAATGGATTGTTAAAAATCCGTGATTACAATACAGGAGAAGAGGCGAAGCCCGAGCAGTTGTATATAAACGCACATTACGACGACTGCCATGTTCCGAGAGTGACTTTAAAACAAAACATCAAAGACGAAGAGTGTGACGTTTCCTTGTTCGACCATTACAGGCATCCGGCTATGAATAAAGAGTTCTGGATTACCGGTTTTGGATACAATCTGAAATACGACACGGTAAATTTAGCATTACGCGAGATATGATAGATATCAAAATATTCTCAAAGCCCAAAGGCGCCAAGATATCGTCTGGAGGATCCTCGTTTGCTTCCGTTTCAGCGGCAGCTCCAACTGGCAGAGCCGCTGAGGCTGATCATGCAAAAACCGCAGATACGGCAAAAACCGCAGAACTGGCAAGACTGGCAGAGATGGCGCAGGATGTCAGTCCGGATGCCCCAGAGCTCAAGCATTATTTGCGTAAAGATAAAGACGATGAAGCTAATGGTGTTATCCGCTTCCTTCGCGGTCTTACCGTTGGAAGAACTGGGAACGGATATGGCGTGACGGGCGAAGGGGCTGCCACGCTGAGTACGGTTGTTGTGGAGAGCGTGCGCAACGCTGAGGCTACTGACGAGGACCGAACCATCGTGGGCGGCAAGGGCTTTGACCTCTATATGGGCAAGGACGGCAAGAGCCACCTCTACATTGACTACCTGACGACACGCACGAAGTTCTTCGCAGCAAGCGCTGAGGTAAGAAAGGTGAGCTATTCGGGCGGCACGACACTCTTCTCAAACGCTGGCAGCAAGATAATGAAGGTGGCTCACGTACTGGATGATGCCGGAGTGACTGTCGGCTACAAATGCTATGCTGCTGCTGACGACGGCACAACACGGACGGCTAACTGGTGGCATGTGGGCATGATGGCACTGTGCCAGACCTTTAATGTGAAGGCTGGTGAGACGGAGAACCTTCAGAACCGCTACTACTGGCGCCTTGTGGTGGGCACGGGTCAGGAGACATTAGAGGACGGCAAGCTGTATGACTACGTGATACTGTCAAACAAGAGGACGTTCATGGGCAGCGAGGCTAGCGTGCCGGTGACATCGCAAAGGGTGATAGGTGCTGACGGGAAGGCGTTAGTGTTCGGCGACGTGATGATACAGGTGACCACAACGGGCGAGAAGCAGAGCTTGGCGGCGGTGTTCGAGGAGCAGGAGGGCAAGACTACTGACGACGGCAACAACGTCATAGCAAACCGCATGTTCTTCGGCTACGAGCCAGCCGCAGACGGAGGAGAGCCTGACGTGCCGCAGCCCTTCGACGTGATAGTACAGGCGGGAGACCAGATTCAGTGGAACCGCTTCGGCAATCTTATAAAGCTGACGACCTCGACGGAGGACGGAAGCGACAACGGAAACGCTCCTGCCATTGCGATGTATCATGCGATGGGTGCGCCTTACAAGACGGGAGACACGGTGAATCCGTACCAATGGAAAACGCTGACTTCCTTAGATTCCCCTCTCCTTGTGCTCAAGAATGCCAAGAACTTCAAGTTCTTCACCGATGACAACCCTGACAATATCATCGACCCTGTGACGGTGACTTACGACCTTGTGCCGTCTTCGGAATATATCATCCGCAAGCCGAACTCGCAGACGGCGACACCGAACGACATTACCTTCACGCTGACAAAGCGTACGGGCAACGTGTCGGAAACGATGAAGGATGGATATTTGCTGACGGCAGACTACACTACCACGGACGGTGCAAGCAAGAGCGGCGTGGCGATAAACCGACTGTCCGACATCGGCGTAAGCTTCTACCTCCTCGCTTCGGTGACGGTACGGGCAACTGTCAATGCGGACGACACCGTCATCTCGCACGCCCTGCCTGTTCTCTCGGACGGCGATAAGGGCGACCGCGGTGATGACGGCATGGCGTATCAGGTAGTGGTAACGAGCAGTGCGGGAACGGTGATGCTGAGCGGTACGTGGAAGACGGTACTGACAGCTACGCTGCTACGCAACGGCGTGGACATAAGTGATACGGTGAGTGACGGCTCATGGTCATGGCGCAGGTTGTCTGCGGACATGGATGATGACGTCAGATGGAACGCCCTACATGACGGTATAGGGAGAATCTGCAATTTGAGCCGCGATGACATTGCGCGTCAGGCGCAGTTCGAGTGCGAGGTTTTGATATAACAAGGTAACTATTATAATAAACAAAAACAACAACCAAAAAGAGATTTTATGGCAAAAGTATTAGCTAACGGTCAGATAACCATTGTTGACCTTAACGACGGCAAAGCCGTCCAGTGTTTCACACAAACATCAAAGGGCGAGACCCAAATATTCACGCCTGATACTGGTATATACACTCCGAACTATTCGTCGAGTGCCCCTAACGTTATCACGGCTCGTGTGTATGTGACCGGTAGTTCCACCGATCAGGCACCGACAGCGGCATGTACCGCGTGGGCGTGGAAAGTGGACGGAGCAGCTGCCACCCCGGTGAACGGAAAGCCATTCCAGCTCAACATCGCGAGTAACATCCCCAGCAACGGTAGCGTGAAGAACATCGAGTGGTCATGTACGTATACGGACCCTGAAACAAAAGCCACAACAAAGTGTATCGGCTACAAGACAATATCTCTTGCGAAATCGGGCGGCGCGTTACGGACCGTACAGATAGAGACTCCAGACGGCAATACCTTTGACTCGTCGAATAGCGGCAAGACACTGCGTGCCATAGCCAAGTTCTTCCGTGGCAATGTTCAGGACACTACGCTTACAAGCATGACATGGGAGGTTCTGAATGTCAGTGCCGGCACTTGGAGTGCGGTGGCTGCTGGCAACGCAACCATATCTAACGGCGTGAGCACCTTGCAAGTAACCGCCAACGACGTACTTAACTTCCAGACTTTCCGCTGTACTGTCAAGGATGGTGCAGACACGGCTAACGCCATCGTCACGTTCTTCGACGCAAGCGACCCGTACGTCGTGGAGGTTTATTCGCTGACCGGCGATAAGATTGTTAACGGCCAGCAGTCTACAGAGCTTTTTGCCCGCCTTTGGAAGGACGGCAAGATGGTGGAGGACGGGTCAGCTGTTAAGGCAGACAGCAACCATGCGTCAAATTACATCTATAAGTGGACCAAGTATAATTCAAACGGTGTGGCTACGAGCTGGAATGGCACGACAAGCCCAGTGAATGCTTCTACAAAGCCGTATGTAACGGTGGCGAACGCTGACGTGACAGTGAGAGGTACATTTATCTGTGAGGTGTCCAAATAGGATGCCTCGCTCATAAAAATGCGAAAAATATGAATATATGGCAACAATACTTGCAATAGGATTTATAACCATCGTGGAACTGAAGGATGGTGAGAAAGGGGACCGCGGTGATAAGGGGGATAAGGGCGATCGCGGTGACGACGGCACTAACGGCAAGGATGCAGTGGAATTTATTGTCAGTAATGCTCCTCTTGTGTTCGACACAGACGAGAACGGCGTGGTATCGGCAAGTGTCAGCAAGACTGCCACAATACAAGTGATGCGTTCCGGTAAGAACATCACATCGGAGGTGAGCAATCTCTTCCCGAGCAACAGCAACATGGGCTGCGGAAAACCGACGCTGACAAAGCGGACTGACGGCATAGACGTGACGATATCGGGAGCTTCGATAAACAAAGACAGCACGCTCGGTGTGAGTGTGACGAGCGGATATGTGATAGTGTACATGGCAATCGGAGGTACGCTGTACTCTCAGCAGATACCCTTTATGGTGAACGTGGCGAAGTTTACGGGCGCTATATCGGCTGACAACAAGAAGCTGCGAACTGACTATACGGAGCTGACGAACCGTGTTGGCACTGTGGAGACGGACGTAAAAGGCATCCCTATCAAGACACAGGGAGAACTGACGAAGTATACCTCGACCATTGAGCAGACGGCCCGTGAGATATCGCTGAAGGTGAGCACTGCCGTCGTCGAGCGACGCAACCTCCTTCCCGGTTCTGCCTTCCGCAAGCAAGGTGAGGGATGTGACTTTATGAAAGCAAAGATTCTTTGCAGTCAGAAGTTTGAAGGTACAAATATAGCCTTGGCGGACAAACCACAGGCAGGAGGTCTCTGTTGGGGCGGTGGTTACTCGCGCAACATACACGTCACGAAAGGCAAACGATATACGCTGACGTTTATGGCGCGTGTTCTATCCGGTTCTGCTGATGTTTTGAGTGAGATACGATGGGAAAAATCCGCCACAGACGGTTCTCATCCTGCGGGATATGCCGGTCCTGCGGGTAGCGCAAATCTTGGTGTTGAAAAAATACAATCCGCGGAGGGTTGGCATCTTTATCAGCGTTCGTTCACCGTCCCCACCAATGCCGCGTATGAATGGGTTGCGGTATGGTGTATTAAGAGCAACAGCTCAACAGCGAATCAGCAGGTCTGCTTTGCACACCCCATACTCATAGAGGGCGACGCAAAGGATTATGTCAGCTGGGGTCTGTCGCCTAATGACTATAACTATATAGGCGGCAACCTACTTGACAACACACGCACGTTTGCCAAAGCCGGCAATCTGACACGAATGGACGCTTCGGTGGTTACCAATGTATCGTATAACAACGGTTGTTCCGTCATTTACGCTAACGCAACGTCCAAGTTCATAGAGATGGCGCAGTGGAGTGTTGCTCCTTTTATCAAGAAAGACGAGGACTATATGTTTTCGTTCGTAGCGAAGGGTAGCGGTACTCTCAGTGTGTTCATGTGGAATGGCTCTAATCTAAGCATATTCGCCGAGGACAGCGAAAGCGCCACAACGACGACCGGCGTCGATGGTGCACGTAGCTTCAATCTCACAAGCGACTGGAAGCGTTATTGGGTGCATTGGCGTTCAGATGGCACGGGATTACCTAACTACGTCCTTATCCGTTGTCTGCAAGGCAGCAAGGCGTGGGTAACAATTCCGAAGTTAGAGATCGGTGCAACGCCTACCGATTGGATAGAGAGCAAGAGTGGCTATGTGGAGGACAGTGGCTTGGTGGCGAAGATGCTGCGCACGGGCCTTGACATCGAGAACGAAAAGATAACTGCCACGGCTGACACGTTTGAGGTGCAGGACAACAGAGGAAACACCACGGCAAGGATAACGCCAGAAGGTTTTTTCTCCGGCTCTATATACGCGACGAACGGCTACTTCGACGGTTTGATAAGAAACCTAAAGCGCGTGATTACGAAGGAGAACTTCTACGAGTTCTTCGAGAAGGACACCTGGTCCGGCATGGACGACGCGTATAAGCCAATTTGGGACAAGATCGGCTCAAATTTCGTCATACAGTCAACTCCCGAAGATGCGGACGGAGCTGCGGCGTACATACAGCTTGTTCTTCCGACGGCTGCTCCCATAACGCATCCTTACGAAGACGGACGCTATGAGCGGGCGCGTGAAGTGATAGGCAGCACTATCATCATCCGCTGCGAGAACGGCAACGGCATCATACTTTACGGTACGTCGAGAACAGCTCCGAACTGGGGCGTTAACGGGGATTCAAACACTCGTTATACTCTTCAGAGCGGATATGTGGCATATCTGACGTGCAAGGTAAAGAACACGGGTAGCAGTTCGGAGGAGGACTGGTATGAGACGATATACTGGGAGAGAGTGGTTAGGAAGGCGCTGCCGTAATGAGCCTCGGTGAGGCTCTTGGGTGATAGGCAGCTCTAGCGGCTATAGGCGGTTATAGGGGGGCTGGCGCCATTCTCTGAGCCTTACTGGGAAGACTGTGAGGCTGCTTGGTGGGCGGCAAATAATAAATAACAATTACTAATTAATAAATAATAAAAGACGGATGAAGAACATTGTACGTGGTAATGACTTTACGCTGCGGGTATGGAAAGGACATTGTGTAAAAACATAAAATATTAAGATATGAAAAGGATACGTATAGGCAATGATATCAACTTCCGATGGACTGTCAAACGTGGCGGAGAGGCAGAAAGCTTTGAGGGGAAAACTGTCAAGGTTCTGCTGCGTAATACGTATGGTCATCGTTGTGATATTGACTGGCATACAGAACCAGGCGGTATCATCGCTGGCACGTGCTACGGCTCTACGCAGCATTACCTTGGAGCGTACACCCTCACATTAGTTGAGAACGATGGCGAACGAGGCATGAACACTGTAGATAAAATTGACGTATGGCAGCTTGTGGCACAGCAGGATAGTTCTGTTATGGAGATTAAAAATGATTGTGCCGGTTCGTCAGTAGAAACCGTCACGGCTCTCATAGAGTCGGAAATAGGCCTTGGTGGAGCAGCGCAAGTGACAATAGATGTGGAACTAAACGAGGAGTCATACAACGCCATCGCCAATGCGTCTGTAACAAAGGCTTTCAAGGAAGTGCGTAAAGATGTTGACTCTTTGAATTCGGAAATGAAGGAACTGAAACCACGTGTTGATACGTTGGAAGAAGTTAAATCAGAAGCAATAGACCTAAAGGGCATTGATGATGCCTTTAACGAGAGCATATAGCATTACAATGAGATTTTTACAATCTATATATCAATGTTTCATTAATTAAATTTTTTAATAATTATGGCAAAGTATTTAGACGAGCATGGTCTGTCAAGACTCGTTGTGAAGACCAAAGAGTATGCGAATAATTCTTCCGCAGCAGTGAAGACAGCTGTAGATGGCTATACCGTCAACGGCAAAAAGATTAGCACTAACCCAACGATTACAAAGGCTGATGTGGGCTTGGCTAACGTGGACAACGTTAAGCTGATACCTGCATCGGAGAAGGGTACGGCGAACGGCGTGGCAACTCTCGGCACTGACGGCAAACTTACAGCGGCACAGATGCCGGCAATGAAGACGATTAACGGTGAGAGCGTCGTGGGTTCTGGTGACATCAAAATAGACCTGTCACTCTACAAGGTTGTCACTGACCTGCCTACGTCAGACATTGATACTACGAAGGTTTACTTGAAGCTTGCTTCAAGCACAGCTGAGAAGAATGTCTACGCGGAGTATATTTACACTGGTGACACAACGGCAGCATACGACGCATCAAAGTGGGAACAATTAGGTGAGGCGCAGACATCAATTACCGTGGATGCAGCATTATCTACATCATCGACCAATCCGGTTCAGAACAAGGTTGTCAACTCGGCTATCGAGGGTTTGAAGACATCTGTAGGTAACGTACAGTCTGACCTCAATAGCAACGTACAGACCCTTCAGGGTAAGAATGCGACACAGGACGCAGAGATTGCAAAGAAGCTAAACGCGTCAGCATACGTAATAGATGCTGCGCTCAATGCCGCTTCAACCAATCCAGTTCAGAACAAAGCAGTAAATACTGCGCTCGCCAACAAGTTGGACAAGTCATCCTATGTGGTTGATACCGCTCTTAGCGCATCATCCGCAAATCCAGTACAGAATAAGGTTGTGAATACTGCGCTTGGACAGAAGGTGAACACCACCACATTCAACACCGAAATGGCGAAGAAGCTCGACAAGACCACTAAGGCTTCGGACACCGTTCTCGGTCTTGTACAGACTGGTCATGTCGCTTCAGACGGTGAGCTGCCGCTGAAGGTGGACTCTGACGGAAAGGGCTACGTGGTAATCGAGTCAATGTCCAGAGAGGATATTGACACATTGTTCAAGTAGTTAGTTTCATGGGGGTATGTCTGAAAACATCTTTTGGGCATACCCTCACTTACTCAAAACCTATAAAACGTGTAAGTATGAAATATGTAGATGAAAAAGGAATAAAGCGTGCCGTAAGCACATTGTTAAGTTTAATAAGTAATTGCGCTACAAAGGACGTGGCGACATCTGAGAATGCAGGCTTGATGTCATCAATGGATAAAAGTCATCTTGACTTTATCTATGATGCTGACAACCGAAAAATTAAAGCTGCTGCAATCCCTGGTGAAATGAGAGAAGTTCTTGAATTTTCGGGATTTGTGACTGTAACAGTCTCAATGATAGGTGCAGATTATAATGAGGCAATATACTTCAATACGAAAACGAATACTTTTGTCGCAAAATCAGGATCATACTATTGCGGAACATGGGTAGGGGCAGAAAAATGGGGAGAAGAACTAATCAATGGTGTCAGCCCCGTTGCAGGAAAAATATATGTCAATGGAGGAGACATGTACAGATGGGACGGTAAAGCCCTGACTTTGCTCAATCCTTCTTTAACAGTTGATACATCGTTGAGCGACACGTCTGTCAACCCTGTACAGAACAAGGTAATATACAATGCTTTAGCAGATAAATCTGCAACGTCGCATACACACACCTTGTCAAGCTTGGGTATGTATGTAGAACTGCCCAGTACGACCACAGGCGGATGGGATATGATAGGCAAAGACTATGCGACGGGTGTTTGGATAAAGGCAGTGCAAGGAGCCATGAATGCTCCATCTTGGTATGCGCCATTCTTAGCGTCGGGGATAGCGTTTGGTGGTGAAGGAACAAAAGCGGTTATATCTTTATCAAGGGTGTCATCGAAGGTGCGTTTCGCGGCAGGTACTGGAACTTCTCCACACTGGTGGCTTGGTTTGAGAGGAGCAAAAAATAAGGAGTATGATCTTAACAATATACCGACAGGGAAAATGGCAGCGCAGGCAGAATTGTCTTCCTCAGCATCATTAACAACCGTAATAAACGAAGTAAACGCTATTATAAAAGCATTGAAGACGGCAGGAATAATGAACTCTTAAAAAGGGATTTGCCAATGAACGATGAGCCTCACTGAGCCTTTCTAAGCCTATCTGTGCCGCTGCTTAATGGGCGCAAATAAGAAATAATAACTGACAAATAATAAATAAGAAGATGACACCTAAAGATTTTTGTAAATGGATGGCTCCTGCGGCTTATAATGCGGACATTTCGCCCGTGTTTATCATTGCTCAGGCGGCACTGGAGAGCGGATGGGGCAAGAGCACCATCGGCAAGTATAACGTGTTCGGGATAACGAGAGGCGGGTGGCCTGTGGAGAAATGCCTGCTTGTCACAACGCATGAGTATTTCAAGACGAAGACGGTGAGGTTCACGGCGCCGGAGAAGGTGGTGAAGATAGAACATGTGGCTGGCAAGGGGCTTTACAAGTATACTTGCAAGCGACTGTTCAGAAACTACTCCACTTTAGGCGAGGCGCTGAGAGACCATGCGGCTGTGCTGAAGAAATCGTGGCCTGAAGCTTGGGCGTACAGGATGAGTCCTGAGAACTACGTGAAGAAGATACAGGAGGGGCGGAAAAAGTATGCGACGGCTCCGAACTACGTGGAGACGATGGTGAAGATGTTCGGGACGGTGAGAAAGGCGATGAAGGAGGCTGGACTGAGCTGCTAAGCTTCTTGGCTTTTAGGAAGGATTATTCTTTTGTTTGGGATTTTTGTTAATGTAAAAAAGATTGATTGGATGGTTAATAACTTGACTACAAGTACGGGTAAGGCCGTCGTTTTGGGGACAATGGGAGGGGAGACGCTGTCTGCGCTCTTCGATTTGAGATGGATGTTGGTGCTGATAGTGGCGGACTTCTGGTTCGGCGTGAGCGAGAGTCTGCATAAACATGAGCATTTCCGCTTTTCGAGAGCGGGCAGAAGGACGTGTAACAAGGCGGTGGACTATATCACGTACCTTATATTAGGTTCGGTGCTCGGTCTGGCTATCTTCGAACCGTTGGGATGGACGAATCATGTGGTGACGGCTGCGGTAGGTCTTGGCTTTGGGTGTGTATGGGAGGTGGACTCTATCGTCGGGCATGTGTGTGAGCTGCACGGCGTGAAGAACAGATTCTCGATAAAGCGCTTCCTTATAGCGCTGATGAAGAAGAAAGACGAGGACATCGGCGAGGCTGTGGAGGAAGCGATGAAAAAAGAGTGAAGGAAGATAAAGTTTTTAAGGAGAAACGGTTGTGATGGACGAATTATATAGTAAATTTGTAGGAGCACTGTGGGGGATGTTGCTCTGCATGATGGTCAGTATGCTGACCGGCTGCGGCGCGAAGAAGCCTGCGGTACTGACAAGAACGGACAGCGTGAGGGTGACGAAGGTGGCGAAGGACAATGTGTACTGGGACCGCATAGTGCTGAGATACGTGGAGAGGGCGAAGACGGACAAGACGTGGAGCAGGGACTCGACGGCTACGACCGTGGACGAAGAGGGAAACGTGAAGAAGACGGATGCTTGGCACTGGAGGGACAGATACGTGGAGAACTCGCTGAACACGCTCATGAAGGACAGCCTGGAGACGTACAAGGCGATGGTGGACTCGATGGCGAACATTGA